ATATTTTTGGGAATTGAAGGGCTTATCTACATTGGAGGTAAGTGGTGCTGCATCGAGAGATAATGGCACAACGGCGTACACCCAAACTTTAACACTATCTTTGAAGCCAAGCGGAAGCACTCCGAACTCTGCGGATAGTGATGCAGAAATCTTCGACACCTTGACAAAAGGTCGTTGGAGAGTAATCGTTTGGGATAGAAATGATGTGTTCACACTTTTGGGAGAAACCGAAGGTATGGATGCAACAACTGACGTTGAATCTTGGGGAACTCAAATGGGTGATGCTCGTTTGAACACCATTACCCTTGTGGGAATGGAACCAACCCCAAAAGCAATCGTTGATGCTGAATCATATTCAGATATGTCAACGGTGGTAACATTGGCTTCTTAAGTTTTCCATATTTCTTGTTTAGGTTAAGGGGGCGTAATGCCCCTTTTTCTATTTATAACAAGATTTTGATTTTTCGTTACTTATAAAATGGTTATCAATAATACCACAACATCTATTTCATTTTTCCCCTTTGTATCATTTGACGATGTAAGCCAAGGGGGCGGTGGGAATGATTCATTTTTATTGCTGCAAAGTGGTGATTTTCTTTTACAGGAAAATGGATCAAAAATCGTAATTGCCTACGCTGGTGGTACGGTAGATGTTGAAGTATGGCACAAAAACACAAAAACAATGGTTTCAGCGGAATCATCGGTTACAATAGTAGGCAGCAAGGTGACGGTTACTTTGCCGTCATTGTCAAATATTACTGCGGTGGCACAGGACCTCGATACTATTTTAATTAGAATTAAATACGAAGGAAAACTAATGTGGGAATATGTGGCTACCTGGTCAACCGAATCAACCAATATAAATAATACCTTTAAAACTTGGGATACAACTGCGGATGAAAGCCCTGAATGGATAACTATATGAGTAACTTGAAATTTATACAATTAGAAACCTATACAAGCCCAACCATCGTTGAGCAGAAAAATAAAGAGTGGGTTGAATATGGTCAGGATAATAACTATTATCAGTACCTTATTGACCTTTACTACGGCTCCGCAACCAATAACGCTTGTATCAAGGGTATATCAGATTTAATCTACGGTGATGGTTTAGAGGTCGTTCGTGCCGATAGGCATTTATCGGGTTACCTTGACTTAAAAAAACTATTCCACGAAGATTGTTTGCGTAATGCGGCAATGGATTTAAAGATGTTAGGTCAATGTGCTATTCACTTGGTTAAGTCCAAGGATAGAAAAAAGTACGTTAAGGCTGAACATTGGGCAATACAAACACTACGCCCTGAAAAATGCAACGACAAAGGAGAAATTGAAGGCTATTATTTCGCACCTGACTGGAGTAAATTAAAAAGAGGTCAAAAACCTCACCGATTTGCGTCTTTTGGCTTTGATGAAAATGCAACCGAGTGCGTATTGGTGATTAAACCTTACTCAACGGGTAACTATTATTTTAGCCCAGTAGATTATCAAGGGGGTACACAATGGGCAGAACTTGAAACCGAGATTTCAAACTATCATATCAATAACATCAAAAATGGTATGGCACCGAGTATGTTGATTAACTTCAACAACGGACAACCACCAGCGGAAGTGAAGGATATGATTGAAGCCCAAATCATCAATAAGTTTACAGGCTCTTCAAATACGGGTAAGTTTATCCTATCGTTTAACGATAACGCAGAAAGCAAAGCCGATATAACACCCGTTCAGTTATCTGACGCACACAACCAATATCAGTTCCTTTCTACCGAATCAATGCAAAAGGTAATGATGTCGCATCGTGTGACATCACCAATGCTTTTAGGTATCAAAGATTCAACTGGTTTTGGAAACAATGCCGATGAGTTGAAAACCGCATCTATTTTATTTGATAATACGGTTATAAGACCTTTCCAAAGATTGCTTTTAGACGGAGTGAGAAAGATAATGAATGCGAATGGTTACAACTTGGACATTTATTTCAAGACATTGCAGCCTTTGGAATTTACCGATTTATCGGGTAAGGTAGTAAACGAAGAAACCAAAGAAAAAGAATTTGGGTTCAGCAAAGTTGAACTTGTTAAACCTAACCCAAGTGAGAGCAAAAATGATTTTTTAGCACGTTGCATCCCTGTTGTCGTTAAAGAGGGCAAGGATGCGGATCAAGCGGCTGCAATTTGTTATTCATATTTTGAGGGTGAGAAGGTAGAACTTGAAGAATCATTTACCGATTATCCCGAAGGGGCATCCAATAACGCTAAAAGGGCGTTAAAATGGGTGATGCAACACGGTTGGGGTGACTGCGGTACAAACGTAGGTAAAGCAAGGGCGCACCAATTAGCCAATAAAGAACCTATCTCAATCGAGACCGTTAAAAGAATGGCGGCTTTCCGTAGGCATCAACAAAACAAAGATGTGCCATATTCCGAAGGATGTGGTGGTTTAATGTGGGATGCTTGGGGAGGTGATTCAGGAATCAGTTGGGCAGAAACCAAGGTTAATAATTTGCAGTTAAGTGCAGATTTACCTGAATTTACCCAGGAAATAGAAAACGAATGGTTGGACTATTTGAAAGACAAAGGCGAAGTTATCGGTGAGGAGTTTGAATTGATTGATGAAAGCCCCGTTACTGATGACAACGAATACAAGTTCTTCAAAAGATTTGCCAACCCCGAAGATAAAAGCAAGGATGATAAAGGGGTTTACCTGATTCGCTACCGATACGCACCAATGAGTGCAAGTGGTAATTCTCGTCAATTCTGCAAAGATATGGTTGCCAATGCCAAAATGGGCGTGGTTTACCGAAGAGAGGACATTGATACGATGGGCGATGATGGAATAAACGGTCAATTTGCCCCAAGTGGAAAATCTAATTATTCTATTTGGAAGTATAAAGGAGGCGTTAATTGTAAGCATCAATGGTATCGCTTGACCTATATGCGTAAGCGTGTGAGTGGTGGTAAGTTTATCCCATTGACACCCGAAGAGAAAAGCCAAGCCATCAAAGATTTGGATAATTACAAAAGGGTAAGCAACCAAAGTGCGGATTCTGCTGGTGTACCTTTCAGTCCACCTGATTGGCAAACCGCATCAACCAAGACGATTGATTTACCGAACAAAGGAAGTTTAAAGAATAAATAAGATGTACGCAAACGATAATGTACTTTTAATAACCAAAGACCACTTGTTTAAATACACCCAGTTGGGTGGCAATGTGGATATTGACAAGGTTACACCTTTTATAAAAATAGCCCAAGACATCCAAATCCAAGAGGTGTGTGGCACGGCTTTGTATCGGTCAATTTTAACTAAGGTGCAAGGAAATACCCTTGCTGGTAACTATTTGACGTTGGTGAATCAATACCTCCAACCGATGCTCATTCACTATGCAATGGCTGACTTTTTATTATTCCATGGCTATGAGATAAGTAACGCTGGTATCGTTCGGAATACTCCCGAAAATACGCAGTTACCTGATAGGGTTGAGATTGATATGATTGTGAAAAGACAAAGGGATATTGCAGAAACTTATCGCCAAAAGACGGTGAGTTATTTAAATTACTATCCTCAACTATTCCCTGAATTTACGCAAGACCAACAAAGTGGAATGTACCCCGACCAAGATCCAAGTAATTACACAGGATGGAATCTATAAAAAAACCATATAAACCCAAGCCCGATAAGGTGCAAAAGTTGGAGAAAGTGTATAAGGAAATCAAGGCTTCAAAGCCCGTTAAATCCTTTTTATTTGCCAAGGCAGTTGTGTTGATGGTATTGCTATCTTCTTGCTCGGCTCAATGGCATTTAAAACAAGCCTGTAAAAAAGATGGTACAATTTGTAAACCACAAGTAGTAAAATTAGACACCATCATTTATACGGATTCGGTAGAGATTTATGAGACTTTTGAAACGGAAGTACACGACACTATTATCATTGATACTGGTAGCGTGAGGGTTGAAATTTATCGTGACCACGATGTTATTCGTACATACATAAAACAACGCCCTGACACGATTAAAATCACTAAAACCGTAAATGTACCCCAAGTGATAATGCAAGAAAATTATTGGAATCCTTGGGTTATTCTGATTGCCTTAATTATTTCGTTAATTTCGATTTTATTTTTGAAACTATGGCTAATCAAAAAGTTTTAAAAGAAACCCCGTCAAGGTCATCACCTCCAAGTTCAAAGCGTGGATGCCTTTGCAAAAATACCTTGAAATATAGTGTGAAATGTTGTGACGGCACACTATGGGCGCAAGGAATCGGACCTATAACAAAAACACCTTAAATCGTTAATTAATTATGCCAGATCAAAAGATAAGTCAACTCACGGCAATAACCACGGTAGCCTCTACGGATGTGCTTCCCATTGTGGATGTGAGTGATGATACAACCAAAAAAATAAGTATTTCCCAAATAGCGGCTCAAAGCCCCGTTCAAAGTGTAAATGGTTCAACTGGTTCAGTTACCGTTCAACCGACTTTGGTAAGTGGAAGCAATATCAAAACCATCAATAACGAATCACTTTTAGGAAGTGGAAATATTACCATTTCGGGAAGCGGTGGGGTTACTACTCTTGATGGGTTAAGTGGTGCTATTACATTGGTAGAGGGTGCAAACGTAACCATCACCGATAACGGCACAAATCAAATTACTATTGCGGCTGCAAGTGGTGGCGTTACCGATGGTGACAAAGGTGATATAACCGTGTCAGGTAGCGGAGCGACTTGGACTATTGACAACGGTGTTGTAAGTAACGATAAATTAAGCACAGGCATAGACGCTGCGAAGTTGGCTAATGGCTTGGTAAGTAATGGAGAGTTTGAAGCCTTAAACGGTGTTACATCTGCAATTCAAACGCAGTTGGATGCAAAAGTAGATGAAAACGCTGCAATAACAGGAGCGACAAAAACTAAAATTACCTACGACGCAAAGGGTTTAGTAACTGCTGGGGCGGATGCAACCACCGCAGATATTGCAGATAGCACGGATAAAAGATATGTGACTGATGCACAATTAACCGTAATCGGAAACACAAGTGGAACGAATAGCGGTGATAATGCGACCAATTCGCAGTATAGCGGTTTAGCGGCAAGTAAAGAGGACGTTGCAAATAAGTCTACAAGTGTAACAACTGACCAAGCATCGAACACTAAATACCCATCAGTAAAGGCGGTGTACGATTGGGCAGTAGGGTTATTCGCTACTATTGCAAACCTTGCTTTAAAGACCGATAAATTGGTGGTAACAAACCGCCAAACGGCATCCTATACACTTGTTTTAAGTGATGCTGACAAGTTAGTCGAAATGAATGTGGGGAGTGCGAATAACTTGACTATTCCTTTAAATTCTTCGGTTGCATTTTCAACAGGAACTCAGATTCTATTGGCTCAATACGGAGCAGGACAAACGACAATAGTTGCTACAAGTGGAGTGACCGTTAGAAGCAACGGAGGTAAACTAAAATTAAATGTGCAGTATAGCGGTGCAACTTTGATAAAGATAGGCACTGATGAGTGGTATTTATTTGGAGATATAGTAGCATGATATTAGCAACACACGGAATAGTTGGGAGTCAGATTGCTCAATTTGTTGGGCTGCTTGATTTGTACCCAACTGCAGCGGCTGCATATTCATTAAGGAGATTAAGATCGGCATATACAGGTAGTGCTATACGTGTGCGTAGAGCGTCAGATAATACCGAGCAAGATATAGGTTTTTCTAACAATCAACTTGACACATCATCATTGACTACCTTTTGCAGCGGTACAAATGGATTTGTAACAACTTGGTACGACCAAAGTGGTAATGGTAGAAATGCAACTCAAACAACGGCTGCAAATCAGCCACAAATAGTTAGCAGTGGTAGTGTGATTTTAGAAAATGGGAAACCATCAGTTCAATTTGATGGTAGCAATGATTATCTAAGTTTAAATTCTGCCGCAAGTGTTTTTTCGGGAAATAATTTGCCCTTATCACGTATACACGTGATAAGACCTACATTATCACAAGCAAGTAGTTTTTTTAGTTTTGGCAATAGTTCAAATAATCAACCGCTAAAACAATTAGAACTTAACGCTAGTAATGGCTATACGACTTTTTATCGTTCTGATACTTCAGTAATTAAAGGATATAGTTATGGTATTCAATTGATTAATCAACAATTACTTGATGAATATAATACTGGGACTATTTCAAATGTTTTTAGAAATTCTGCAAACCAACTTTTAAACACCGATGTAAATATAGGACAATGCACTTTAGATAGGGCTACATTAGGAGCATTAGTAAGAAATACTGTGTCAAGTTATTATAACGGCAAAATTCAGGAAACTATATTATATCCTTCCGACCAATCCTCCAACCGCACTGGCATTGAAACAAACATAAACGACTTTTACTCTATATACTAAATGCAAGGCTACAAATACACCACCGAAACCGAAGCAATAGCAGCACGTCACCAATGTGACGCATATTATGGCATCCCTAAAAGCCCCGATGATGTAACTCAACACTGGGTAGATTATCAATTCGCAGAACTAAACGAGCCTATATTTTGGTATATTACCTTTGATGAATTATTGCTGCCTATTTTAGGAGAACCAACAGAATTTGAAGTAATACAACCCATTCGATGAAACTAACTGACACCAATGAAACTACCCATAACCTTTGACGAATTTAAAAGCGATCCAGCGAAGGCAATAACATTCCTTATGTTGGTCGTTGTGAGTGTGCTATATTATAGGGCTGAACGCCAAAGTAAAGCCATCAATGACCGTTGTGAAAAGCGTTTGGAGTTGTGTGAGGCGAAGTTAGAAAAAATGTCCAAGATGTTAAAAACGCAAGATTCATTGTGTTCTGCGTTAATTACTGAAATATCAATCTACAAAAATTTAGGTAAAATATGAAACTACTTTACGGAATAGCAATAATAGCCTTAATTATGGCGGTTGCAATTGAACCTGATATTGAGCAGAAAGCCGAAGAGCAAATTGAGCACTCGAAAATGATGTGCGATTCTGCGGCAATGGTTTTACAGGAGATCCACAATTTGAACGATAGCCTATTAATTGAAAAATACTTTTATGAAAATAAGTGAGTTATTCAAAGGTGACAAGGGCGAGTTCAGTTCTAAAAGATTTGTTGGTATTTTTGGCGCTTTGGTTCTTTTTGGCTCTATGGTTTTTTATAATACTTCTGAACTCGTTGAAGCGGTGGAGTTTATCACTATATTTTCGCTTGGTTACACGGTTATAGATAAATATACTAATGGCAAAAACAACGCAAGTCAATAGTTTTAAGGCGAAGCCCAAGTCAAAATTGGGTAGGCATACTAAACATCAAAACAAACACAAGTCAAGCAAGGCTTATAAAGGACAAGGCAGATGAAAATAACACAAATACCATTTAACGATTACTACAAAGAACCAACCAACAAAACTCAAATATACCTACACCACACAGCTGGTACTGGTAAGGGCGATGATGTATTTGGTTGGTGGGGTAAAGATAAACCACGCATTGCAACTTGTGTTGTAATCGATAGGGATGGAAGCATCAAGCAAGGTTTTGGCTCACAATTTTGGGCGTATCATTTAGGACTGCCCAACTCCGTGTTCAAAGAAAATGGGTTGAGTTACCTAAACTTGGACAAGTTGAGTATCGGAATAGAACTGATTGCCTGGGGGCAACTGACCAAAAAGGGTGAGAAATACTATTCGTACACGGGTAAGGAAATCCAAGGTGATGAAGTTACGACATTAGCAAAGCCACATCGAGGATTTAAACATTACCATTCATACACACAGGCTCAAATTGATGCGGTTGTACACCTATTGAAACTTTGGAAAGAGAAGTATTCGATTGATATTTCTTATAATGAAGATATATGGGATGTAACTAAACGTGCTTTAAGTGGTGAAAATGGCGTTTTTACGCATTGTAGTGTACGCAAAGACAAGGTTGATACATTTCCACAACCCGAATTAATTGAGGCTCTTAAAACGCTTTAATTCCATTCACTCATAAAAACCGTTCATTCACAAAAAATGTGCGGTATTTTTACTTATTAGTTCTTTTTATTTTTGAAATATAAAATATGGGTGTATATTTGCTATATGGAAAACGGAATAAAAATCAGAATCAACAAAACAACACGAGTTTTTACCGTGTGGATTAACGGATTAAAGTACACCACTATGCCAATGACAAAGGAAGAGTTTGCGGAGGCTGAATTTAACACCATTAACGACTGGAAGTCTTACCCTTATTTCGCAAAATAATATGACACATTTAGAATTTCAGTTAGTATTTGTATGTTTTGCCGCATTCTTTTTCGGCTTATATTTAGGAATTGACACTAAAAAAAATTAATATGATAACAAAACCACACCAACTATTAAAAGAAATCCTTGCCGATACAGGGATGAAAGATGTACCATTGACATTCATTAACTCCATTGTTGATCGCTTGGAAAAGTCTATTGAACTGGAAGTTAACCTTGCCTACAAAATGGGTTATGATGATGCGAAGTTTGAAAACCCTCGAAAGGAAGATTTTTACAATTATCTACACGAAAAGTCAGAGTAATTGTTTATATTTGAAATATGGAAACACACGAAGCATTATTTGATTTATTCACTAAAAACACCAACACGCAAATCGCAGAGGCTACTGGCGTAAATTACTACACGGTAGCCACTTGGCGTTGGAAATTCAAACAAAATCAACTATCAGTAGAAAAACAAATCGAAATTTTAACAAGAACTAATTATAAACTAAAATCATTATTATTATGGAAACAAGAAGCAAAGTAACACAAGTAACAGGCAACGGAACTTGGAATTCGCAGTACGGATTATTGTACAAATTTGAGGTACATTTTGAGAATGGAGAGTATGGTACATATATGTCCAAGAGTTTAGAGCAAAACAAGTTTGTCGTTGGACAAGAAGCGACATACACCCGTGATTCAAAACAAGCAACGGGTGGGGCAATGTACTACACCATCAAGCCTGTACAACCACAACAACAATTTGGTGGTGGTAAACCAGCGTATCAAAAAGATCCTGAAACCGAGAAGAGAATTGCAAGGATGTCAGTTTTGAAGGTTGCTGGTGATTTAGTTACCAACGGAGTTATCAAGATGCACGACTTAACAAAGGTTGCATCATTTTTAGAGCAATACGTTATGACTGGGCAAGATACAATGACCACAATTTATTCGGAGGCACAACCAAAGCCACGAGCAAAGAAAACGGATGGCATTTTGCAAAACTTTAAAGAAGAGGAAATCAACGAGTTTAACGATGATTTGCCATTCTAATGAAATGGAGTAATAAAGAGATTCAGTACCTCAAAGATAATTGGGGTACTTTATCGGTCTTGATGATTGCAAATAACCTTGGAAGGACTTATTACTCGGTATATGCAAAGGGTGATGAGATGGGGTTGAAGGTTCACCATAGGTTTACACCCAATGAGATAAAGTTCCTGAAAACATTTTACCCAACACGATCAACGAAGAAAATTGCAGCGGATTTAAAACGCAGCGTTTCAGCCATCAGGACCAAGGCGTGTCAACTTGGATTATCCAAGACAAAGGAATACAGGTCAAAGACTGCCAAGATTCCCAACGATGGACATTTCAAAAAGAATCAATCATCTTGGAATAAAGGTTTAAAATTAGGTAGTGATTGGGGTGGTGTTCACACACGATTCCAAAAAGGTCAAGAACCTCACAACAAGTTACCAGTTGAGATAAAAGAAGTAAACGGATTAATCAGAAAACTAAAAAGAAAAATAGCAAGAATATGAAAAACCAAGAAATTATTTACACGGAAAACTACGCACTTATTGTAAGTGATGAACAAATTAAAGATGTTAGACCACATAAGGGAAAATATCATCTTGAAAAAGGTTACATTATCAATCAATTTCCCGATTACCTAACGGATTTAAGTGACTGCAAATTAATAATTGCACACCGACCATTAAAAGATGCACCCATTCTTGAAGGAGTTACATTAATTAACGAAGCAATATGAATAAACAACAAACAGCAGTAGAGTGGTTGGAAAGTAGAATTACTATTTTAGAAGGATTGCGGGATTTCGGTGGAATTTCAAGAGTTGAATACTCTGAAGAACTAACAAAAGTAGTACAACAAGCCA